AGGTGGAGTTGCTGGTGGCGGCCTAGAAGCTTCAGGTGGAGTTGCTGGTGGCGGCCTAGAAGCTTCAGGTGGAGTTGCTGGTGGCGGTCTTGTACCGGTTTCAGGTACTGATGAAGGTCTTGCACCACCTGCTCCTGTAGCAGATACTGCACCACCTGCTGCGGCAGCGCCTGCAACGGCCGCGGCGGCTCTACCTAAAGATGATGATGCTCCAACTCTACTAGAAGGATTTGGTCGATTTCTCGGTCCAGAAGGTCTCTGATTAGGCGCAGGAGTTGACCTATTCCTCATAAGAGCAGTACCAGCTAAGAATGTGGCTAATCCTAAAACTATAGCAGTTATAAGTTCAGCATTTTCTGCTATCGCATTTGCTATATTTTTTACCTTATCCACAAATTCATCAATTGATTTACCTAATTGCTGAATTTGTTCAGGTGTCATAGTCAATGCGGCTGTGATAGCCGCGGCAGCTGTACCTATTCCTAAAAATGTTAATAATCCTAAACCATCAGATACACCTGATTTAATAGTTCTTATTAAATCTCCTTTTTGGCGTGGTTTATTTTGCTTATTTTCTTGTTCTAATCGTAATTCGCGCGATTGTCTTTCATAATCACGCAATGATTCAGTATCTTCTTGTTGTGCCATAACTGATCGTTGAATTTCGATCAGTCCCTCTCTAGCAAATGAAGCAACTTGGGATATGTAACCATATATGTCACGTCTGAATGAATCAAATATATCCATAGATACAAACTGAGAGGCTGTACCATCACCTTCTGATCTAGAAGTCGTATTACCTGCAATGATAATACCTTCTCTGGTCATTGTACCAAATTTTTCGCCTCTTGGTAATTGAGCCATTCTATAATTTTTTGTCAGATCATGATATCTGTCAGTTCTTTCATCATAGACAAATTTCGTGCCTATCTTTTCTGCAAGCTCTGAAAGATTAGGCATTTTCAGATTCCTTTTCTATGAGTAAAGGTAAAATTGCCAGGTCTTGCTCAGGATTATTTTGGCCTGCGGAAGATAATGTGATAGTTTCTGGCTTAGGTGCAGACTCAGCTATTGATGGTGCACCAGGTTGAGAAATTGGTTGAACAGTAGGTGCACCAGACGGAGATTGGGTTGTTATTGGTGCTGAAGTTCTCTGACCAGTTTGTGATGGTTGATTACCAGCCATTTCTTGTCCAGATGGTGCTTGTCGTTCAGTTTGCAACATTCGCAGCGCATCTTGACGTTCTTGACGAAATCTGTTAGCTACTGAAGCTTGGACTTGTGCAGTAGAGCTACCAAATCTAGTACCTCTTTCATTATAAACTTCTCTTATAATATCTTCATCTTTAGCATTAGCTCCACCAGCTCGTTGTATTGCTAGTGTAATGACATTAGTACCAGGTCCATGCTGAACTGCAGTAGAATGTGTAACCTCTTGTAAAGCTCTAGACCTTTTATTTACATCAATACCAGTTTCTCTAAGAATTTTTTGAGCCAATGGTTTATAATGAGTATCTGATATAAATTGTCTTTGGGCTTGATAAAAACTACGATCTTTTCTTGATAATTCTTGCCAAGCTTGTTTGAATTGATCTGTACCAGCAGCAGCACCCTGCACACCACCTGCAGTATTAAGAGTATTTGCCATATCAGGATTTTTCTCTTGCAAATACTGTAAAAATCTAGTCATGGTGCCAGTTTTAGTTGCGATCTGATATGCACCATATGACCATCCACCGGTACTATCAAAACCTATAGCCCCAGCATCACCTCTAGATTCATATCGAGCAGATAGTGAACCCAATCCTTGAGATGATTCACCCATACCTTCCATCATTCTCTCTGGACCACCTGGAGCAGCACCACTCATTGGTCTAGCAGCAGGTGCCAAGGAACCTCTAGGTCTTCTTGGTGTTGATCCAGGTTCGATTGTAGATTCTTCTGATTGCTCCTGTTCGGGTGTCTCTTCCATTATTCTTTCAGCTAATTCTTCTACTGTCATAGCTGCGGCTCCGGCACCTAATAAAAGTCGTGCGCGGCGATTTGATCTTAATGCTGATAATGCTCTACGCATTCTATTAAGTAAAGAAATACCACCCAACGCACCTAATGCAGATATAAGTGGGGTGCTTATGCGCGAAAGAACGCCAGCTAATGTAGTACCAATCGAAACAATTCTTGATATAATATCTTTAAATTTATTAAACATATCTTTGAGAAAGGACGGTTTGTCATCTTCCTCTTTTTGTTCTTCGACTATTCTTTCAACTTGACCTTCTTCATCAGGATTTCTTAATCTTTCTTTTGTGCTTTCAATTTCTTCTAGACGAATACGATCAAGTATTAAACGTTGACGTTCTTTATTATCATTCAATTGTTTAAGAGAATTTATCATCTGGGTCAAGGTTTGTCTAACCTGAGATGTCACAGATTTAGATTCACCACCTACCCTACTCATATCTCCAGGTTTTGCAGATATTAATGCATTAAGAGATGAGGACATGGCATTCCCTGCATTGCTATTACCAGAACCCATATATGTCTGCAAAGCATCTGTCAGGGTTGCCACTTATTAATTTTCCCTCTTTTGTTTCTCGGTTTCGATAAAATCTATTAATAATTTTATATAAATTTCCCTCTCCCAGGGCATCATATGTTCAATTTCAGTCAAGCTATATTTGTGATGTTGCATGAGTGAAAAATTTATCGTATAATAATTTGATAGTGAGTTATGAGAGAGGGCCATCAAAAAAAATCAGACAATCCCTTGAGTGTAATAGTATCTTCTTGACCACAACCTTCGCATTTGTATGATAGTGTATGCTGCAAACGTGGCATGGTTTCAAAAAATTTCATTATTTCCATAAATTGCTGATTGCTCAGACTACTGACAAATTGACGAGCTTCATCCAAACTATCAGGTTCATACAATTCTTCGTCATCATATACACATTCGATACATTTTGTTATCAAATCGATTTCATCTATACCTGATGAAACACTAGATTTAATATCAGCTAAAGTTGGATATCTCATTTTCATTGTCAAATTATCTGTTAGTTTGATATTAGGTGAATGGTCATCCCTAAATTCGACTTCAACATCATCTAGATTAATTTCAATTTTTGTGACCGCATCACATTGCTCACCATTATAATTTACACCATCAACGTGTCTATAACTAAGATTTACTTTTTCACCGACCGATTTTGCACGAATCTTTAGAAAAAGATATTCAATATCAAATGATGGAAGTTTTTCTATATCAATACCTTCAGTCATTATACATCCAGTAATTACATCAATCATAGCTCTATTCATATGATCGATGTCTTTAGATTCCATCGCGATCAGTAATGTTTTTTCTTCTTTGACTAGAAACGGTCTAAAAACTATTTCCTTTTTATTAGATGGTAAAATCAAAGAAAATGTCGGAACCGCAATTTTAGGTAATGCCATGATAACCTCCCACTTTTAAATACCAAACAATGATGTTCTTGATCCTATTAGAGAATTTCTAAATTGTGTACCTGTTTGATTAACAATACCACGTACACCGCCAGCAAGTCCATTTTGTGAAAATAATGATATAAGAGGTGAGAATCTGTCTAGTGTATTGACAGTACCTCTTAACAACATTTCAAGACCATATAGATTTTCAAACGGTAATGCATCAGGATGTCTTTCTTCTGCTGTAAAATATTGCATTTGGACAGTTAATTTTGCAGCCCCATCAGCACCCCAATCCATCTCCACATCATTTATGGTTATAGGATATGCTTCTGTTAACTTTATTTGATATAGAGGAAATACTGTTCTGTCTCCTGGTGCATTGTATATGTTTTGATTTAATGGATTAAATGCATCTATAACATCACCAACAAGAGATTGAAGATCGGTGCCTCCTCGTATGACTGAAGATGCGATACCGACAGCAGACGGAGTTTGATATTTCGGTGATTCTGCAAATTGCAATACGTCAACTTGACCTGTCATTTCATCATAATAAGTTGCATCAAAACCACCAACCTTTTGTGGTCTACCCTGTGATCTACGATAGCTAGCACGACCGCCTGCTGATATTGCCATATCTTGCCAGGCCATGAATATCTCTCGCTCTATCATATTTTCACTAAGCAATACACGAAGAGTCATAGGTTCAGTTTGAAATGAATACGGAATTTTTCTGGTAGGTCCATGATATCTTTGTTCTATAGTCATTAATGACCTAGCAGGTATAGATGCACTTTCTATACGCAATGGCATATGTGATGTCTCAAAAAATCCTCGTATTGCGCTAGGTAAAGTTAGCATTACCGAAAAGTAATTTGGTTTTGCTACACCTCTTTTACCTATTTCAGCCGAAAATTCTGAGATATTAAATCTGCGATTTGCCATTATTGCACCTTTGAATAGCTGTCTCTGTGGACTGCGCTTGTGCTAGCACCTGAGAATCTTTCAAGCGGCATGAACAGTGCAATGTCCCATGATTTGGGGTCTATTCTGAAAAACTTGGTTCTTACGTTAGAGAATAGATATTGTTTTATGCAGGGTTTATAAAATCTATATCTTGTAACAGAACTGAGCAGATCATATGAAATTTGAAGATGTGTGCGTTCATCATAATTTTCATCACTTATCACTGTGTATAACGCATCCATTAATCTGGCTCTAAGTCTTAGCGGTAGATAATGCATATTTAAACCCATAAAACCCTGAGAGGATGAAGAACCTGATGCTCTTCCTCCTAATCTTTTAGAATCAAATGGTATTACCAGAGGGTATCTGTCATAATAAGGTAGCTTATCTTTCGTTTTTGGATCATATGCAAATAGATACATCTGACCTATCATAGGAACAGTCACCATTGCACTTCTATCTTGTGCCATAAGAGCATTTGGATTCATAGCAACTTTACTTGCTTGAGCGCGAAACCAGTTTCTAGCTTGTAAAGTTTTATGAGGCAAGATACCTTGCTTTTCACCTGTGGACAATATTCTATCAAAAACATAAGCTACCATTATTTTAGCCCTAATTCCTTCTCTGTGATTATCACAAAATCCCAGCTTCGATCAGCGCAGTATTCTCTGGCAGCTTTCCACTTTGCGCTATTTATCCCATATCTGGCTACTTCAATAAGATACTTTTTTGAGGGTCTCTTTGAATTATCATGAGGTTTTGGTTGTTGTGTTTGACCTAGAGGTTTAACCTCAATCATTTTTATTTTTATAGAGCCGTTTTTATCGCGCATCTTTATGACAAAATCAGGGAAATATCTATGCCATTTTCCATCAAGAGGAGATTTGTATGGTACTATAACTTCTTCAGAACCCCACTCAATCACATTTGGATTCATATCAAATTCGGACATAAGTTTTCTTTCCCATAACGAACGAAAAATAATATTCGTCGGGTCTCCTTTATATTTTTTAGGATTGATAGGTCTATATTTTCCTTTATATGCCATGTGCTTATCTATGGCATAAATACCTCAGATTAGCTATAAGAAAGACTGTCATGTCAGGCAATTTTCTAGATCCCACAGGTTCACTACAAAGAAACATGAACGCGCTAATGGAGCGCGGCCGGCAAGTTTCGCCTGCATTGTTTGGTAATAATCCAACACCCAGTCTTTATTTTCCAGAAAATTATTCAAGACTAGATCATTTTGTAACATTTAGAGCATTAAAATTTCAAAGCGTCACTAGAACATCTAGCATACAATCAGATATACCTCTTGTTGGTAATAGAGAAGGTGTTGCTGGTAGAACTTTACAAATTATATCATTACCTATGCCAGCTCAATTACAAACAGGCTATAATGCTCGTTATGACGATAAAGATATATCCGCGGTAGAAGAAGTCATAGCTACGGCAGCATCAAATGTAAGAGGTGATGCAGAAGAACGCGGTAGAGCCATAGGTCAAGGTATAAGCAATGCTACAGGTTCGGCAAGAAATCAGTCGATAGGTGAAAATGTTTCATCTATATTACAAGGTATTCAAAATCAAATACAGCAGCTTAGACAAAATCCAGATGCTCAGGTTGGAGGCGCAAGTCTTGCCGCGGCTGGAGCTGCTGATCTTGGTTCGGGATTATTAAATAATGCTATAGCCGCTAATCTTGCCGGTGTTGCAAGAAATTCTCATAAGGTATTGCTATTCCAAGGTGTTGCTCGGAGAGATCATACATTTCAATTTAGTCTTTCTCCTAAAAATCGCAGAGAAGCGGAAGCAATACAGAAGATAATTGAAGCATTCAAATATCATATGTCTCCAAGTTATGGATTAGGTGGAGTTCCTGCAGCATTTAGAGGTTTGTCTGAGGGAGTTGGTCTTGGTGGCGAGACTACAAATTTCATATCAGGTTTAGCATCAAATGCTGGATCAACATCACGCGCTTTCTTTGAATATCCAGATGTGTTTCTAATTGAATTTAACAATCGCAGACAACTTTTTACTATAGGCGAATCTGTACTTTCTAGATTTGACGTCAATTATCATCCTATGAATTATCCAGCATATGTTAGATCATTAGATACACCTAATGTAGCATCTCCTGCTGAGATTGCCATTAGTCTGACATTTACCGAAACTGATATTGTCACAAAAGAACAGATAAAGCAGAATCGTAGGTAATCATGGCACAATATTTCGCGCCCTTTCCTAGAATAACATATAATGTAAAAGCTTTAAATAAAACTCTTCGTGTGACTGATATCACAAAAAGATTTATTATAAGCGATTTTTATCGTAAAAATTTTATTTCATATTACACATATGATGTTAAAGAAGGTGAACGACCAGATAATGTTGCTTATAGTTTTTATGGTGATTCTAATCTCGATTGGGTAATATTATTACCAAATTTAATAATCGATCCATATTATGAATGGCCTAGAAGTCAATCTGAAATGGAATCTTATATAAGAAGCAAATATGGTAGTACAGAAATGGCTATGAAACAGATACATCATTATGAACAGATTACTCAAAAAAGAAAAGAAGTTAGAAATGAAGATGGTGAATTAATAATTCTACCAGAAAAAACATTAATAATTGATTATGAAACTTATATTTCTTTAGGATCTAGTGATAAGAAACAGGTAAATGCTTATGATTATGAAATTCGCACTAATGATAAAAAACGTAATATATCAATAATTGATCCAAGTTATGTCCCATCTTTAGTAGAAACCCATAGAAATCTCTATATCTAATGCGCCCAGAATCTAAATCAGGTACCGGCTTAATCCATAGACTGTCGATTACATCGACGGCAACATCTATCAATATGGATATTAAAGCTCTTGCTGGTGAGATTAGCTATTATGAAAGTATAGATTCACCTTGTATATCAATGACCATAAGTGTTATTGATGGTGCAGGGTTAAGAACATCTTTGCCTATTGTTGGTGGAGAATCACTTACATATAGCATATCAGATTCATTTGCATCATCTAATCCTATAACCAATAAAATGATTTTATATAAACTATCTAACAAAGTTAGGGTAAAACCTAATGTTGATGCTTATGATATGTTTATGACAACAGAAGATTTTTTAAAAGATCAATATACTTTGGTGTCAAACTCATTTGATACAAGAAATATTGATGAAATGGTTAGAAAGATATTTGATGAACATATCGCGCCGATATCAGGTAAAAAATTAGTTACTATAGAACCTACTGATGGACTTTATACCAGTACATTTCCTAGGGTTAGTCCATTTACAGCATTAAAATATCTATCTGATGAAGCTAAAGCCGCGGATAGAAAAAGTGCATCAAATTATTTCTTTTTTGAAAATGCTAAAGGATATCATTTTGTATCATTTCAGTATTTGATAAAACAACCGCCTAAAAAGAGATTCTATTTGCTTGAAGATTATCTAGAAAATGATAGACAGTTTGAAAGACAAAGAGTTATCGCTATTGAAGAACCAGTAAGCTTTGATATGATGTCTGGAATATCTACTGGTCAATTTGGTACACAAGTTCTCGCGATAGATCCTGTCGCTAAAAGATTTAGATCATCACAATATCTTTATGATAGAGATTATTCTTCCGTTGATCATTCTGCATCAAATCGTAGATTGTCACCTAATACATCTAAGTCATATGGTACCTCAATATCAAGAGAAAAATTCATAGTATCTAATTCATATAGAGGTTCATTATCTTTTGTATCAGAAAGAGAAAGTGATACTGAAAATGATTATCGCCGCCGCCAAGAATTTTTAGGATTTGAGACTGCATCAAAGGCAGATTTATTGTCAAATGTAACTAAAGTTATGGTTCATGGTGATTCAGGTATAGCCGCAGGTGATACGATTGAACTTGTCATTCCTCAATCTGGAGAATCCAGAATGTCTCGTAGACAGTTTGATGGTCTAGCGGGCGGTAAATATCTGGTTACCGCGGTTGCACATAGACTAGGTGGTATGGGCTTTACATATGGTACTGTTATGGAATGTGTCAAAGATTCTTATTCTCAGCCAATTGATGGGAGACAATAATTATGCCAGTCCGTGATGGTGAGTGGTTAGGTACAGGCGGATTTACTTGGTTTATGGGTATTATTGAAGATAGAAATGATCCAATTCGTATTGGACGTGTTAGAGTTAGATGCTTTGGTTGGCACACATCTGATAAAGAAACACTACCTACAGATAATCTACCTTGGGCACAGGTTATGATACCTGTAACATCAGCATCGACAAGTGGTGTTGGAAGTTCACCGACTGGTTTAGTCGAAGGTAGTTGGGTTGTTGGGTTTTTCATGGATGGTAATAGAGCACAGCAACCAATGGTCATGGGAACCTTTCATGGTGTTGCTGGTGATGCCTCAACTTCAAGCGAAGGATTTAATGATCCAAATGCAACATATCCTGTGGTACAGAATACTCCTGATACAACAGGTCTTGCTATAGGCGGAACCGCATATATTAATCACTCAACAACATTAGATAGGTCAAATAATCGTGAGAGTGTAAGAGATGTTCCTACCGCTAAAGTGATGCCGCTATCATCAGTTACATTTGATGAAGGCGCTGAAACTTATGAATTAAAGACTTGGGATTTTCCTGCATTACATAGTGACACTAATCCACCGTTATATCCATTTAATCATGTTCGTACGACAGAATCAGGTCATGTCATTGAATTTGATGATACTGCGGGCGCCCGTAGAATCCATGAATATCATGCATCTGGTACTAATCGCGAAATCCGTGATGATGGTACGAGAACCACTTACATAGTTGGTGATGATTTTGAAGTGGTAATTAAGAATAAAAATGTTTTGATAAATGGTTCATGTAATGTCACAATCAAAGGTGATGCTAGATTGCTAGTCAATGGAAATATGATACAAGAGGTTACTGGCGATTATCATGTATCCGTTAGAGGTGATATGCATACAAAAGTTGACGGTAATCAATATTTTGAGATACTTGGTTCTGTAAATTCTCAGATAAACACTAATGAAAGCAAAAGAATTACTGGTGATAGTGTATTAACTGTTGGTGGTGAATTGACAGAAAATTATAACGGTGAACATAAGACTACAAATTTGTCTGATGTCACAAATATAGTGCAAGGTGATGTATTACAAATAATATCAGGAAAATCTACTAAAGTTTCTACTGGAGATATGGTATTGGGATCGGGATCTGAAATGAATGTAGCAGGTAGTTCATCTGCAACATTTGGTTCTCCTGGTCCAACCAAAGTCAAAGGTTCTAGGGTGGATCTAAACTAATGACTAATGCTATACACAGACACGGTGATTCTAGAATATGTGGTGCAACCACTACAGTGATTGGTCAAACAACAGTCTATGCAAATAATAAATTGGTTGCTGTTAATGGTGATACCAATACCCATGGTGCAGGGGGCTTAATAGCAGCTACAAAAAATGTTTATATTAATGGTAAGATGGTAGCTAATATTGGTGATCAAGCTAATCAAGATAATCTTTGTGGTGTACCATTTCAATCACCTCTGCATTGCAATCCTTATGCAACCACAGGTTCCTCTGACGTATTTGTAGGTGATCCATGAGCGGACAGATAACTGAACGGTTGGTTACAGCCGCACAAAGAATAAATGCAAATTCTGCTCCTTGCGGTATTGGCGCAGGATTACAATCATTAAATCAAGCAATTAGTAGAGCAACCACTCAAGTTGAGCAGGTATTACAAAATGCAGCAGACATTGTATCTGCAATACAAACTTTACCTCAAACTATAGCAAGAGAAATTCAAACTGTAGCTACTGAGATGGTTGATGGATTAGTTGGTGAAATCACAACAGAACTTGACAAAATAACTCTCCCTGATGAAATCAGAACATTGATGTCTGCGGTCAATGATCCAGTTAGATTTGTACAGCAATATATTAGAATTGAAAATCTATTTCCTGATATCAATCTAAATGAGTTATTAGGACAAATATCATTACCTGGATTTAATTTATGTTCAATGGTACCAAATATAGAAATAATAGGTGGTCAAACTACAGAACAAGCTAATCAGGTACCACCGTCTTCTGGTAATGCTGAGGCTCAACCACCGCCAGCTCCAATACCTACACCAGAAACACCAGTAGAACAACCCAATACATCGATTGCTGCACAGAGGGTAATTGTCGAGGAGCTACCTCCAATTGGTGAAAATCGCGGTCTTACAGAGCAACAAAGACAATCGCGAACATCACAGTATTATAATGAATTGCTTGCCAATACTAATCAACGCGCTGCTATTCTAACACAGTTAGAAAATGCAGTACCAGGTTCTGATGAATATAATCGATTGCTTGATGAGAGGGATCGACTTAATGAAGAATCGACTAGAATTAGGGCAAATAGACCTAATTAAAATAATACCCTAAAGGCTTTTTGTCTCTGCTAAATATGCCAAGAAACGGAGATAAAAATGTCTGGTGCCATAAAATCGCTTGTGTTCAAAGATTTTGATCTGAACATGAAATCGCATCCAGTAACAGGTAAACTTATTACTCGTAAGAATAATGATTCTTTGAAGCAAGCTTTAAAGTGTCTTATATTGACTGACAAAGGTGAACGACCGTTTAGACCATTGTTTGGTTCTGATATTCGTCAAAGACTATTTGATTTAATGGATCCTGCTATAGCATCCACTATAGAATTTGATGTTATGACTGCAATCAAGAATTATGAAGAACGAGTTGAACTAATAGCTGTGGGTGTTGACGGTGATCCTGATAGCAATAATCTTGTAGTAAATATAACATTCAGACCCATTAATACTCAAGTACCAAGCACGTTGGTGGTTTCGCTGGAGACGATACGATAATGGCAGCTAATAGCGCATTGACCATCACAGGTCTAGATTTCGATTCAATTCGTCTCAATCTGCGTAATTTTCTTGCAGGTAGACCTGAATTTGTCGATTTTGATTTTGAAGATTCTGCAATAGGTACTCTACTTGATCTTCTATCATATAATACCTATTATATGTCATTTTATGCAAATATGGCTGCTAATGAATCATTTCTTGATACTGCTCAAATATATGAGAATGTTGCATCTAGAGCAAAGATGTTGGGTTATATTCCCTTATCAGCTAGAGGTGCTAGTGCAAATGTCAAGATTACATTTAATACGGCGATAGCTAATGCTACATTTCGCACTATAACAATTCCAAAAAATACTCAATTTAAATCGACAATAAATTCTGTTTCATATACTTTTGTGACACCAAAATCTTATTCTATTGCAGCCAATTCATCAAATCGTTTCTTTGGTTATATTGATGTAGTTGAAGGTACACCATTAACTCATAGATTTTTATTTACTGCGGCCAATACGTCATTTGTTTTACCAAATGCTAATACTGATACATCTTCACTATCGGTTACAGTAACTACTTCAGGTAATACGCAAACATATACAGAAATATCTGATTTAAAATCAGTAAATTCATCATCTCAAGTATTTTTCATTGAACCTGATAGGAATAAACTTTACAAGGTAGGTTTTGGTGACAATATTTTAGGTAAAAAACCCGCATATAATAGCACAGTAACAGTAAGTTATAGAGTTAGTAATGGTGTTAGAGCAAATGGTGCTAATAATTTTACTGCTATGGGACCAGTTGGCGGGCAAACAAGTTTTACTTTGACAACTATTGAACGTGCGACTGGTGGGGCGGAAATTGAGAGCATTGAATCTATTCGATATAATGCACCTAGAACATATGAAACCCAAAATAGAGCTGTTACGGCAGAAGATTATCGTCGCATAGTATTGCGCGACAATCCTGATATTTCTGGTGCTTCTGTATGGGGTGGTGAAGAAAATGACCCACCAATTTACGGTAAAGTTTTTATGGCGCTTACAGCACGTCAAGGTGCTTTAATATCCACACGTCGCAAAAATCAAATTAGGTCAGAATTGAGAAAATATATTGTTCAGGCTATTGATACCGAAATTGTCGATCCAACATATCTATATGTAGTACCTACTGTTACTGTTAGATATGACCCAATTGATACAACTCTATCTGCTAGTGAGATAGGTGCTCTTGTAGCAAATAAAATAATTGAATATGAAGCCACAAATCTTAATAGATTTGATGGTAAATTTAGATATTCCAGATTTCTTGATGTTATAGATTCCGCTAGCACCTCTATTAAATCAACCACAGCTGATATTAGCGTTCAAAAAAGATTTATACCATCACTTACCTCTAAAAATACATACAAGCTAACATTCAATAGAGGTATATTTCATCCTAATGATGGTTATGTCTCGGCTGTTTCATCAAATGCATTTACATATGAAGGATATACGTCGTATTTTGATGATGACGGGTATGGAAATGTAAGAATTTATTATTTGTCAAATGCACAACGTAATTATATACAGACTATTGGAACTATTGATTATGATATAGGATTAATTACATTAAATGCATTTAAGCCAGATGCTATAAACGGTGAAATAAGCATTACGGTTAAACTTGCGGATTATAATGTGTATCCAATAAGAAATCAAATTTTACTATTAACCGAATCGCGAGTTAAAGTATTAAATGATATTTCTAGTCGTGAAGAATTTCTAACAAGCTCCATCTCTACGGTGGGAACAACAACAACATTTAATTCTTCGGCATTATCGCCGATAACGGTATATTGATATGAGCATTTCTGGTGCTGATGAAACCTTTAAACGTATATCGCCTCTTATTGAGAGACAATTTCCTGCGTTCATAAGGGAAGAAGGTCCTAGATTTGTTGCATTTCTTAAAGCATATTATGAATACCTAGAACAACAAGGTAATGCTGTACAAGCAAGTAGAAGCTTATTAGAATATCAAGATATAGATCGAACCATAGATTCTTTTGTGGAATATTTTCGCAAAGAATTTATGATTAGTATACCAAAAAATACTTTGGCTGATCAAAGATTATTGGTTAAACATATACGAGATTTCTATAGAACTAAAGGTTCTGAATTTTCTTATAAATTTTTATTTCGCGCACTTTTTAATCAAGAAATTGAAATATATTATCCTGGCGATTATGTTCTACGTGCTTCTGATGGTAGGTGGATTAGAGAAACCTTATTAAGAGTTGGTCGTCCATTTTCTACGACACCTTCTATATTTGAAGGCCGAACGATTACTGGGTTGTCTTCAGGTGCTACAGCTAAGGTTCAAGGAATTTCACAAGTTAATGTTCTTGGACTTGAATTATATGAACTTATAGTTGAAAATGTTATTGGTACTTTTCAAAATGGTGAAACTGTAAATGATTCATTAGGAAATACTGCAACTATTGAATCGCAATTTGGTTCGATAGTATCCGTTAGGATTATTGACGGTGGAGCATATCATACTATTGGAGATACACTTACTATATCATCAGGTGCAGCTAGCGCCATAGGAACAGTATCATCAACATCACCAGTTGGTGCAGCAACTATGAGAATATCTGTAGCCGGTACTGGTTATAGAACTGATGGTAATACCATACTTACAGTTATCGGTGGTAGTGGTAATGGTTTGGTAGGAAGAGTAGTCTCATTATCTAATACTTCATCATTTCCCCTGAATAGTGATTTGATAGGTTCAGTAGCAAATGTAGTTTTGTCAACTGGGTCCACTTTTGTTTCTTTAGGCACAAATAGTGCGTCGGTATCTGCTAATTTGGCATCAGCCAATATATCATCAACATTGGCAACATCTTTACTTTTTTCCAATGTTACTATAGGTTCAATAAATGCAATAAGCATTTCATCTGTAGGTAGAGGATATGAAACATCATTACCTACAATAACTGTTAGAGATGAAATCATTTATGAACGTGAGATTGATGGTCAATATGGAAGATTCCGTGGTGGTGATGCAGTTATTGTAGCTGAAAATGCACCAGGTACTATAACAGGTATATCAATTAAATCATCAGATGCTTCTTTTGATAGACTTTCAACATCAACAGTTGTTAATACTAGAGGTGCCGAAACAACACCTGTTGCATATACTGATGTTTCGGATATAACCAGATATACACTTAGGGCTAATACCTACAATGGTGTCGTGATACCTGATGTATCTGGTGTTATAAACCTTAAAGGTAGATATACTGATACTAAAGGGTTTTTAAGTTCAACAAACAAATTACAAGATAATAGATTCTATCAAGAATATTCTTATGTAATTAGAGTATCTCAAATATTAAAAAAATATAGGGATATAATTAAAAACTTAGTTCATCCAGCCGGTGTTGCATTATTTGGTGAATATAAATCATTAGCGACTCTTCCGCATCCAGGTCATGATCTTGTAAGAGGTTCTGAAGATACTGTAACAAGGATGCAAATATTTGCTAACAATGTTGGTAGACTAGTAGCAAATTCTTTCATTAGTGTATCAGTAAATGATCTCAATAGCAGTGGTGTAGAATTTAGCACATCTGGTCGTAAAATGTATGTTGTTGGAATTAATAATGATCAGGTATGGCAATATAATTTATCAACAGCATTTGATTTAAATACTGCTAACTATTCTGGTAAAAATTTCTTAGTAGCAAATACTGCTAACAAAACATCATCTCATGGTGATAATACTCCTGTTGATATAAGATTTAAACCTGATGGTAGCAGAATGTATATCATAGGTAATACAAGACAAATTATAGAACAATATGATTTATCTACAGCTTGGGATTTAAGTACCGCTTATATCTCACTGGATAAATTCTTAATACAGAATAATGATATATTAGTTGCAGAAGATGGCTCACCATTAGGCGATTATGATTATACAACATCTGCATTCCAAGCTAGTGTAATTGATTTTAGTGTTACTGGTTTAGCATTTAAACCTGATGGTACAAGAATGTTTGTTGTTGGTAGCACATTTGATAATGTTGTTGAATGTAGATTAAGCACACCTTGGGATATAAAAACAGCAGAGGCATATTATAATAATATTCTGCTTGAAAATTCTGATGTATTGGTTATGGAAAATGGCTTTAATCTTATGGATGAAAATAGTCGCTTTTTTGCATTTGGTACTGAAGATGCTACGGTTAATTCTGTTACATTCTCAAATGATGGGACAAGAATGTTTATCACTGGAACAACCAATGATAAAGTGTTCTCATATAAGATGAATACAGCTTGGGATATTACAACATTATCTTATACAAGCCAATTTGATACAACTCCTGGTTCATCACCTACAGGTATTGCACTTAGCACCGATGAGACCCGATTGTTCATAATAGACTCGTTCCTTGATAGAGTTACAATGCATCAATTACAAGCTCGATTACTTAATGAAGATCGCACATCTATGCTATCTGAAAATAGCGAATACATTATTCAGCAATAAATAGTGCATTATTGAGGGGTTAATAGATGTCTGGTACGACAACATATAATTTTAGCATCAATACAGCTGAGCAATTTCATGAGTCGTTCAATGAGACCGACCCAACACGTATGTTTATGTTTATTGGTAGAGTAACCCCTTTTGCCAATGATTCTGCGCCTCAAGCAGTCGCAAATAATATAAACACTGTGTCTTATGATGTATTCAAAGACATGGTAACATTAAAACGAGTAAATTATACTGATGTTTCTCATGTTATCAATAGGTATGATTGGACTAATAATACAGTATATACACCCTATACACATTTAAATGCAAATTTATATTCATCACAATTTTATGTGTTTACATCTGATTATAATGTCTATAAATGCATTGACAATAATAGAGGTGCAGTTTCTACTGTTGAACCATCAGGTATTAGTACCTCAATTTTTAGCACATCTGATGGATATCGTTGGAAATTTTTATACAATGTAACATCATCAGAAGCATTAAAATTTTTGAATAATTCTTATATACCAGTAAAAGAATTGACCGCTAATAATGGTTCTGCTCAATGGTCAGTTCAACAAGCAGCAGCAAATGGTTCAATAGAACATATTGTAATTACGGCCAATGGTAGTGGTTATTTGTCCATATCAAATAATTTTGCATTAATATCAAATTCTACAACATTAAGACTTGGTGGTGAAGCTAGTGCGGTCGATGGTGTTTATACAGGTTCTACCTTGTATATCTCATCAGGACTTGGTGCTGGTCAGCTAAAACGTATAATAAGATATGTTGGAATCACAAAAACAGCGACAGTTAATGGCGCTTTTACAATTACACCAAATACACAATCTACCTATTATATTGCACCAAATGTAATTATTCGTGGTGATAGTGGATCAGTTTTATCTCAAAGAGCTACTGCTTATGTTTCAAATTGCATAGGTGGACAGATAAGAAAAATTACTATGATAACTCCAGGTAGACACTATTCTACTGCAAATGTTATTATATCAGCTAATACACAGCATGGTTCCGGAGCATCTGCTTATGCAGTATTATCACCACCAGGTGGTCATGGTACAAGTGCTCGAAATGAATTAAACGGTAAAAACATTATGATATCTGTATCACTTGGAGCAGGTGATGCTAATACTTATCCTGCAAACAATGATCTTCGCACAATCGGTTTGATTAAAAACCCTAAACTTAGATCAGGTGCTTTAGCTAATGTTTCAATAATAGATCAGTGTTCTCGTATAACTGTTAGTGGTGTATTGGGTGATTATAAAGAGGATGAAATAATAACTGGTCAGACAAGTGGTGCTAAAGCCAGAGTTGTTTTATTTGCCAATACTAATTCAGCTAGAACCGCTGGTTTATTAAAAGTGGTACGAGTGACAACTGGAGGTACTGGATTATCCTTTACTCCAGGTGAATCTATAGTTTCAACCACAAGCGTAATTACAGCAACTGTTGATGCTTTTAATAAGCCTGCAGTTCGCGAAGGCACCGGTCAGGTGATATACATAGAGAACAAAACACCTATTACTAGATCATCTGATCAGGTCGAAGATTTTCGTTTTGTCGTGACTTTTTAAAGCCAAGGAAAAAAGATGACGGGGATAGCTAATACAGTCACGATCACCACAAATTTAAATGTGGATCCGTATTACGACGATTTTGACGAAACAAAAAATTATCATCGTATTCTTTTTAGACCGGGTCTAGCTGTTCAAGCGCGTGAACTCACACAGATTCAGACCATATTACAAAACCAAATTGATAGATTTGCTGAGCATGTATTCAAAGAAGGTAGTATAGTTACAGGTTGTCAATTAATTTTTGATAACCAAGTAACATTTATTAAATTGCGTGATAGGTCTTCTGTCGGAACGGTTGTCAATTCGGCCGCATTTTTAAATAAAATAATAACAGGCCAGACATCTGGTGTAGAAGCAAGTGTTATTTTAACTAATAGTGGTTCTGAGGCTAATACACCCAATTACAAAACTTTGTTTGTAAAATATACTGGTGCTAATGGTTCTCAAAGAACTTTTTCAAATGGTGAAATTATTACATCTACTGGTGGTTTATCAGCAAATTTAATAACATCTTCAGCTATTGGTACAACATCTTTAGTAAAAATTGGGCCAGGTATAGTTTTTGCTAAGGATCATTTTATTCGAGTAAATGAACAAAGTATAATACTTGACAAGTATCAAGCAAATTCATCATATAGAATTGGACTTGAAGTTTTTGAATCAATAGTAAACGAAAATATTGATTCTTCTTTGTTAGATCCTGCATCAGGTTCATATAACTATGCTGCACCTGGTGCAGCAAGATTGCAACTTACACCTAGATTAGTGAAAAGATATGTATCAGAAAATTCGACAAATAATTTTGTTGAATTGTTTTATATCAAAAATGGTGTAATCCAAGCAAAATCAGATAAACCTGAATATAACAAAATCAAAGATTATATTGCTGAACGTACATATGATGAATCTGGTAACTATGTTGTTAATGGATTACAGCCTAGAGTTCGAGAACATTTGTTAAGTGGAGAAAACCAAGGAGTTTATACTTCTGCTGATGGTGGAAGTGCATCTAGACTTGTAATAGAAATATCTCCTGGTAAAGCATATGTTATGGGCTACGATCATCAATATTTGATTAGTAATAAAGTCACAATTAGTAAAGCTACAGATTTTAATTCTGTTGAGCAAGTTGCAACAAATGCTGATTATGGAAATTATATAACTGTTCTGAATATGTCAGGACAGTGGGATGTAAACGGTCAAAGTCAAGTAACTTTGCGCGATGCTAAGATGAACTCTATTACAAATGGAGTGTATTCTACTACATCACTTGCCGGAAATATCATAGGTTATGCTCGTGTTCGAGCAATAGAATATTCATCAGGAACACCAGGACTTTCAACATGTCAGTATAAGATGTATCTAACTGATATTAAGATGAATGATAATAAATCATTTACTGGGGTAAAATCTATAGGTTATGATGCTTCTGCTGCCGATGGTAAAGCTGACATACTTAATGCAGATGGCACAAATGCATCTACTACAGATCCATCATTTGACATAGGTGTATTTGGTCTACCAGTAACTGCTGTTAAAAAATTAAGAGCTACCGACGGTACGATTGATACAAATTTTAGTTTTAAAAAATCTTTTGATGTTGCATTTAATACTGGAGCAGGCAGCTCTGCTACTCTATCTACTGGCAGTGCATCAGAAACTTTTTCTGGTTCTGGTGCATTATCTGATGATGCCACACGCTCTAGGTTCTATCTTGTATCAAGAGGAACATCAAATACAACAAATTTAACTGGAACTATTACAGTAACATCTGGTAGCACCTCAGTTACAGGGTCTGGTACTTCTTTTGCCACTCAATTAAGCCCAGGTGATATTATTGCGTGTTCTCCTACTCAAAAATTTATAGTTTCTAGTATCACAGATGCTACAAATTTAACTCTAACTGCAAATGCAGCATCTAGCACTGGTGGCGCATTTCATAAGAGATTCCTTGAAGGTCAAGTTATTGATTTTGGTAATAAGGGTGGTGGTGGCGATCGTTCTATTTCAATTAATTCTACTACTCAAGCCACTTTAAATTTAAATGAAAATCTTAATACAGCATTAAATGCTACTGTTATTACAGAGCTTAATCGTGTAGATGGACAAGAAGCATCTAAAGTTATAGCTCGTAATAGATTGGTTCAGTTAAGTCTAACATCTGATTTATCTGGGCCTTGGGTTTTAGGTCTTTCTGATGGGTTTAGATTAGTATCAGTCAGAAAGAAAAGTGGTTCAGGATTTTCATCCACCACAGAGGGTACTGATGTAACTAATCAGTTTACCCTAGATTCTGGTATGAGAGATACAATCTATGAACATGCGCGTCTAGTTAAAAAACCTAATAGCACTCTTTCTCTAGCTTCAGGTGATAGACTTCTAGTAAAATTTGATCATTTTACACACAGTTATTCATCTGGTGTAGGGTATTTCTCGGTAGATTCATATCCAGTCGATGATGACAATGCTGGTACTGATACTACAAAAATTTACACATATGAAATACCAATATATTCTTCACCAAGAACTGGTAGACAATACGATCTTCGCGATTGTATTGATGTTCGTCCAAGAATGACGGATACGGCAACCAGCACCACAACTTTGTCCGGTATAACAACTAATCCAACTATATCAATATCACTAGATCAGCCTACAGGCGGATTGCGTCATGTTGCCCCTGGTGATAATTTTACAGTAGATTTGGATTACTATCTGCGGCGTAATGATAGAATAGTTGTTGATAAGAATGGTAATTTCCGTGCGATTAGAGGAACACCATCTTTAAAGCCAATTACACCAGATGAACCTGGTGGAACTATGTCTATTGCAACTATTAATCTTACCCCATACCCATCTCTACCGGATGAGCAAGCTCGTCGAGTATCTCGACCTGATTTATCTAATTCAATATTCCCAATTAAAAATCCAAGATTTACTATGAGGGATATTGGAGTTATACGTGATCGTGTTGAAAATCTTGAATATTATACTACGTTAAATTTTCTAGAGCAAAGCACAAAATCATTGTCAGTTAAAGATTCATCAGGTAATGATAGATTTAAAAATGGTATTATAGTTGATCAATTTGCTGGTCATAATATTGGTGATGTGACAAATCCTGATTATAAGATTTCAATAGATGCCGCGCGCGGAGAAGCTCGCCCTCCATTTAAAATGGATAATTTTGAGCTATTCTATACAGCTGCAAATTCAGTAAATGTTGTTAGAACTAATGTTACATCACAAGGGGTTTCTCGTGATCAGACATTATTCATATCAAATTCATCAATTGCATTTGCAAATGGAGAATTAATTACTTCAGGTGATATAACAGCTCGTTTAAGATTTAAAGTCGATAATAAATTATATATTGAAGATGCTTCTGGTAATTTTACTATTGGTTCAGGTGTCAGAGGCAATTTTAGCTCGGTAACTGCCACAATAACTGGAGTTACGCAACAAACTCCTGGTGACTTGATCACTCTATATTATTCTCATAGACCTTTTATTACGCAACCTTATGCTTCTACTACAAGAAATCCGACCGGTCTATTTTGGAAATGGAATGGGAGCGTATTACTAGATCCTGATAATGACTATTGGACTGATACTGTTCAGCTTCCTGATGTTCAAGCTAATGTAAATCTGTTTAGCGATAATTGGCTAAACATGCAATCGGGATGGAGCACTTCTTGGAATTCGTGGCAAACTTCTTGGCAGGGGTCTTCATCGGATACTTCATCTAGGAGAGGTGGTAGTGGCACAACATCTACAACTGTTACAACTACAACATCTGAGGAATTTAGAACTGGTACGGCTTATGATGTAGTACCAAGAGAAACTCAGTATTCTACTGGTGCTAGAGTAGTTTCCAATAATATTATACCTTTTATGCGTTCCCGTGAAATTAGATTTACAGGTAAAGGATTAAAACCTGGGGGTAGAGTATACGCATTTTTTGATGGAACCGCAGTTTCATCTTATGTAACTCCAACAAATTCATTATTTGTTGCATCTGGTTCTGAGGGATCAAATTTAATTGCATCTTCTAATGGAGATGTATATGGGATCTTTAGATTACCAAATAATAATTCATTAAGATTTCGTGTTGGATCAAAAATATTCAGACTAACTGATAATCCAACAAATTCTTCGACAGTTGGTACTGTAACTACCTCTGCTGAAGGTACATATACTGCTCAAGGTTTATCGCAACAAACTGAAACTACAATAGTTTCAACACGATATCCTGAAATTGTCTCGCGCAGTGTATCTGAAACAAGAGTAGTTACATCTAGTACATCCCATTCAACATTTATACCTGATCCTGAACCACCACCACCACCAGTTTACATTGAGGTCCCTGGTCCAGCACCGGATCCTATAGTTATAACGCAAATTGTTGAAGTTGAAGTACCGATTATTATACAGGTGCCTGAACCACAACCGCCACCGCCACCACCACAACCTCCTTATGAACAACCACCGCCACAGCCACCGCCACCACCCCCAGAACCCCCACCTCCGCCACCAGAACCACCGGAACCAGAACCTCCGTGGAATGCTGGTGGTGTTGAAGGTGGTGGTGGCGACGGGGGTGGCGGCGACCCTATAGCGCAATCATTTTTCATCAATACTAAGACTCTAGGTTCTCTTAGTAACGGAATTTATGTTACTAAGGTTGATTTGTTTTTCAACACTAAACATGAAACTTTAGGTGTTGAAATCCATATTCGTGAAATTGATCCTATAGCTGGTAATATAACTGGTCGCATAGTTCCGTTTAGTAGAACTGTAATAATGCCTGGTGAAGTTAATATAAGCGATGATGCTTCTAAACCTACTCCTGTATATTTTCCATCACCTGTTTTCCTTCAAGATGGTAAAGAATATGCAATAGTAATAAAGCCTATTGGAGATAACCCTGGTTATTCATCTTTTATTGGTAGACTTGGTGACACCGATATTCTTACAGGTGATAGAATAGTTTCCCAGCCTGCTGCTGGTATGCTATTTGCTTCATCTAATGATCGTCAATATTCACCAATACAAGAAGAAGATTTGAAATTTACATTATATCTCGCTACCTTCTTGAGGTCTGCAACAGGACGAGCAACCTTTAAAAATGAATTGCGTGATTATTTTACCATAACAAATGCTAATGGTGCATTTGATACGATAGGCGAATCAGTCCATGGGGAAACTATTCTAGTAGGTACATTTGCTACTACAAATACACAACCTGTGAATACTGGTGTGACCTTTGTTCAAGGTATTACATCAGGTGCAACTGGTACAATATCTAGATTTAGTCCTACACAATTAAGAGTACGCAATGTCTCTACCGATGTCAAATTCTTAGGTGGTGAAGTAATTCGAATCCGAAATATTGGTGCAAATTCACAAAGTCCAATATCAGGTCGAATCATTGGTGTTTCAAATGGCGCAATAACATCTGCTACCACACCTGTAGGTAAGACAGTATATTATAATGCAGTTGGTTACAGCAATACATTCTTGCATCTGGCTAATGTATCTTATGTGAATAGTGGTCCAGCCTCAACATCTGGTCGTACTTTCTTTGCGAATAATTATATTCGTGGTCAGAGAACTGGATATAATGCATATGTGTCTCAAATCAATCGACTGCGTGCTGATGTTATCAATTTTAGCACAGATTATATACAACCACCAAATACAGGTTTAGCGTTCTACGGTAAATTTGCTAAGAGCAATTCAACCCGCGATACAACCAATCTTCGCATATATCCAAATGATAACTATGAATTTGATGCTCCTAGATTTGTTCTTAGCCGTAGTGCAGAGTCAAACACTGTATCTACAAGCTCTACAATGGCTACGGATAGATCGGCAGAAATTTCAGTATCCATGGCCACACAATCTGCTTTCACTTCTCCAGCTATCGATGTGAAAAGAATATCGGTTATTACCGTTGAAAATATGATCAATGCTAATACCACTAATGAAGCCGGCTATTCTAGCGGTGGTGGAGCTATGGCTCGTTATATAACTCGAAAGATTACTTTGGCTGATGGACAAGATGCTGAAGATATTCGAGTTTATGTGACAGCATATCGTCCACCAGGTTCTGATGTATTAGCTTATTATAAGGTATTACATCGCGAAGATAGTGATACATTTAATGAAGCAACATGGATTCCGATGTCCATAGCTTCAGAAGAAGGTGTGACAGCATCAACTGTTTACTCTAGCTCAGAAAATCAAGATGATTTCAAAGAATATGTGTATGGTATTCCAACTTATGGAAATACTTATAAATCAGGTGCCAATACTACAAATTCAAGTATCCTTGAATATCGCAATTCAGAAGGTGCTAGATTTGTTGGATTTAAATATCTTTCAATCAAAGTGGTGCTAACTAATACCACAACTACTCGTCCACCAAGAATGGATGATATTAGAGTGATAGCATTGCAGAGATGAAATTGCTTAAGGTAGAAAATGAGCCAGGAATGGCAAGAGATCCGTCTAATCAAGCTATATTATCGACGGATCTCTCAGCTTTGCAAGCATATAAAATAAAGCGTCAAAAGACTGCTCAAATAGATGCTGCATTGGATGATATAAATAAATTAAAGGAAGACATGGCTGAGATCAAGTCTCTCATAACCAAATTGATCAGCACAAACCCAGGTAGATAGGTATAATGGCTAAGATAGCAAATGTAGCACTTACTAATACCTTTGACACCTGGAGGATTCGAACCAACCAGGCGTTCACTCGTTTAAACCAGTTTGCGATTAACGAATCGTTATTGTATGCAAATACAATCACGGCCAATGTTAGATTTGTATCTCTTGGCGCTAATAAATTAGGTAGTACCGCTGCTCATCTAACCATAATAAATGGTCGATTGAATGCCAACGGTAGTGCTAATGTATCAGCGAATTTTAGAGTTTTTGGTAATACTACACTAGGCGCAGTTGGTGCTGGTGAAAATAATGCAAATTCACATACTACTTTAATAAATGGTTTTTTGAGCGCAAATGGCAGAGCAGTCATAGCGACAAATATAACAGTATCTGGTAATACTACACTAGGCGCACCTGCAAAAACAATATCAGCGACTGGTTTGGTCTCAGTCACAGGTCGTCAAACTATTAGCACCAATCTATCAGTCTCAGGTAATACTACATTAGGTGGTGCTGGTAAAACACAAACAACCACTGGCGCCTGGACACATACCGGTACACAAAATATTAGTACCAATTTAACAGTTTCTGGTAATACTACATTAGGGGCTTCTGCTAAAACCATCGCAGCTACAGGTCTGGTAACAATTACAGGCCGTCAAACTATTAGTACCAATCTATCAATCTCAGGTAATACTTCAACAAATAAATTGGTAGCAACAAGTAACGTAGATGCGACTGGTGTTATACAATCAACAACCGGTGGATTTAGATATCCTGATGGTGCTACAGTAGTAGCTCCAATCTATATCTACGATTCATCAGGTTCTCAGTTATATCCATAAAGGTGGATTAATATGGCAGAGCCATTAAAAATTAAAAAAAGCGGAGCGACCTTTCAAGGTCTACAAACTATGACTACGGCTGAGCAGGATTATGCTGCTCATATTATTTTAAAAAATTTCGCATCTTCAGCTACTGGTTTAGGTACAGTTAATATTGATGGTGTATCTGGCACGTCTATTGGTACATTTTCTGATACTACCAGACCTTATACCGTAGGTCAACATCCAGTTGGTACTGATCTTACAACAGTCACATATACATTTAAACAAGTAGTATCACCTGCCGAATCTGAAACATCATTAACTAGACCTGTAGAATATTCAACGAGTGGAGTCAGACAGCAAAATGATACGCAGCTTAATGCTGCGGTTATTTCACGCGCATTGTCAAATATGGTTGCTGGTGGTGTTGGTGTATACAAATTACAACCTTCTGCCCCTGTAGGAACTTGGGTTTCTCGTGGCACTATAACTAATACAACAAGTGCAGGTACAAATACTAGCACATTGTGGCAAAGAACTGATGATACTGCGCCTACTACAGTTCGGCCGATAAAATATTCAAGCAGTGCTCTTCGGGAAATGACGGATGCTGATATACAAACCTTAACTGCAAGATTTAGAAATAGAATTGTAAATACTGGTATAGGTACATATAAAGTTCAGACATCAGCACCAACACCAGGAACTTGGGTCACAAGCGGTTCAGCTTTTGATGATACAAGAAATCAGTTAGCTAATCAGACTTATACCGGATCTTACTCAGGATCATATTCTGGAAGTTATACTGGGACATATACAAGAGCTTTTAGTGGTACATATTCTAGAGCATTTTCAGGAACATATATTTTATTTTATGCTGGTAGAAATGCGGGCTCTTTTACTGGATCATATACTGGGTTTTTTACAGGATCTTATACAGGTTCATTTTCCGGTTCTTACACTGGTAACTATACCGGCAATTACTCTGGTAATTATACAGGCGCTACTATTCAGGCAACCTTAGAGACTGTATCAACTGTTAGTTTGTGGTTGAGAACTGCTTAATATATAAACATATATTGTTAATGAGAGGTTGTTATGCTAATAGAACAAACTGAACGCGAGATACTTGACCCATATTGGGGTAATAATTTAAAAACGCAAATTATTTGTAAATTTAAATTTGCTAATGGTGGTATAGCAACTGCCGCAGTTTCTAAAACTGAAGAAGGTAATCCTGATTGGGATGCCATTTTTGAAAAATTTACTATAGAACAGATAGATGAAAATACTACAGATAAAATTAAATCACGCGATGAAATTGTATTAAAAAATCAAATCGATGATCAAAAACGTATTGAAAATATGCGTAGAGAATCGCTATTCTTAGCTAAAACGGATGCATTTGAACTTGATCTAGTTCGTACATCAAAAAATACTGCACTTAAATCAAAACTAAGAAAAGCTGCTACTCCTTTAGAAGTGATGATATTTGCAACTATGATTGCGATTGAGAACTATCAGCAAATCACGGCCCAGCAGAATGAGCAATGATATATCTAAAGGATTTTTATTAGTCGCATCATTATCGGCTGGATATTATCAAGCGGCAATAAAATGCGCGATATCATTAAAAGATTATTATCCTGATGCAAGAATAACTCTTTTTACACATGAAGCTTTCTTTCAAGAAAAACATAGATATTTATTTGAAAATATCAAATTAGGTATACCTGTTCATTCCAGAGCAAAATTATGGTGTTTGGATAAAACACCATATGATATTACTGTATATCTTGATTGTGATACTGAAATATGGCATGAAGATATAACAAAAATTTTTGATCAGATAGACGATAATGACATACTAATAACTAAGATTAGAGAATATGCCGGTAAAGGTACATTCATTAATCAAGATGAAAAAATGATATACCATTGCGGTGTATTCATGTATAGAAAATCAGAAAAGATTATTAATTTTATGAATGACTGGTGGAAGAATTATCTTTACCAGATATCAACTTATCCTTGGCCGTGGAAAGAATATGATGAAAAAATGCGGCCTTGGGATCAATTTGCTTTTTGGAAATTATTAAAAGAAGATACATCTGGAATCAAAATTGGAATTTTCCCGGATGATGCTAGATGGAATTTTGTAGAAACATATAATGAAAATGAAACTAAAAACCCTATAGTTGTTTACCATTATATGATACCGTCAGAGGTTATACATGCAAACGCTATCCAAAATCCATCCGGATCTGCAACAGATATTAGATAATTTTAGCGATTGGTTTTTTAAGCAAGATCATTCATTGCTTAATGTCCAACGTAGAGATGATTTTAAAAAAGAATTATCTTATATCGAATGTACTAATGAAGAATATATCAAAAATGCACTTCCTGAACCAGAAAGATTTGGTTATCCTAGAGATTGCTATGGTGTCGATCTAAATCATGAATCAAAATTACCTGCTGGATATACAGATGTATTAACACGACTTGATACTAATCTGATAGAATTTCTTGGTGCAAGAAATAATGCATTAAAAATGTATTATCCACCAAAAGGGTTTATTGGATGGCATAATAATGGTAATGCTTGGGGTTATAATATTATAATGACATATAATAAGACTGGAGATGGATGCTTTTATTCTTATGACCTAGATAATAAAATTATAATTGAGCATCCAGATTCTAAAGGTTGGACAGTCAAGGTAGGTTATTTCGGTCCATTTTCAGAACCAAATAAAGTTTATTGGCATTCTGCTAGAACTGAATCTGATAGATTTACACTAAGCTATGTCATTTTTGATAAAAATATTTGGGAAAATATGATCGAAGAAATAGAGCTATCTTAGCCAAAATATAGCTTTATCATTTTTAGTATATGACGTTGAAATATATTTGTGATCAATCAAATCATATTTGTCATATTCAAATGTAACAAATTCATCATTTCCTGCATACGATAACATATAGGTTTCAGCATCACTATTAAATTTGTTCCACAAAAATTCATGGTCACCGCCTAGCCATGTCATCAAAGATGAATTGGCTATTGTAAGATGTTTTCCTTTTTGATGCCGTACTGCGGCATTAATATATTGTGAATCGATTTTATCTGTATTGGTTGCAAGATATAACATCTCATCATGTTTTATTATTGAATTTAATGGTGCAATTATTTTAGAATCTAGATCAAAAAATATACATTTGGTATCTTTTTTGCATATACCATTTTTAAATAGAACCATCTTATACCACCAACGATCTAGATCATATTCACTAACATCTATCAATTTACAAAAATCTAAACCTTGAAATTGTGATACATCATCAGTTAAGCAGATATGCTCAAAGCTATCGCATAAATATTTTTGACACATAGTATTGATGGCATAAACATCTTTGACTGTATATTTTGGCTTAACCAATATGCTATAAACCATGTACATGAAAGCGACCTTATCATGAGCGAACAACCTACTAGATTTATATGTTATAAATGGGGTCACAAATACCCAGCATTATATGTAAATCGTCTGTATAGCATGATTAAGAATAATTACAAACGTCCGTTTGTGATGCATTGTATAACTGATGATGGAATTGGTATTGATAGTAATGTAGTAATTGAAGACCTAGATAAGCTTAGTAGTTTTAGAGGTTCTTCTACTACAATGTTTACTATAGAAAAGGTAAGCGCATTTAGATATGGTTTTTTAAATTGTGCGGGTCCATATGTGTTGCTTGATTTAGATATCTTAATCCAAAATGATCTCACCGATTATTTAAATGAATCATATAATTTTTCAGAATTTAGAATGATTAATAATTATTGGGCACCACATGATGCAGTAATAAAAGCATATGGACATAGCTATTGCTCAATCAATTCTTCCTTTGTAACATGGAAAGAAGATCAAGCTCACCATCTTTATAATTATTATAAAAAGAACATAGACAAGATATCTCGTGTTTATTGGAGTTTAGATCATGCATTATATTACTTAAATGAAAACCAATATGGATTTCATCCAAGTGGTATAGTTTATAGCTATAATGCTGGAGCCGAATGGCCAGATGATGTAGAAGTCGGTTTATACCGAAAAGATTATAAGATTTGCATCTTCAATAATTCTCATGGTCATGGTTTTGATTTACCTGATACTAAAGGTTGGGCAAAAGATATGTGGGTGCAATATGATAATACTTGATAATTATGATAATACCATACGTAGAGTAAAAAGCAAATATCGCGATATGATATTTGAATCTAATGATCTATATGAAGAATTAATCAAAGAAAGATTATTTGATAAACTTCCTTCAGGTGAAATTTATGGTACAAAATATGAATCCATTATAGAAAAAAATGAGGTTATTAGTAATACCATATGGTATAGCTTGAATCCCAGATTCACAAAACCTCATTATGAATTGATGAAAGGTTTGCTACCATATTTTAATAATAACAAAATAAATGTAGCAATATTAGGATCTTGGTATGGTATATTTTTATTGGAGATGTTATCTCTACGTGCACCTCAGATAAACAAGGTAACTTTGATAGATCATGATCCTACAGTGATTAAAGTATCCGAGCGTATTAAACCTCTTCTCACATTAAAAGATGTAAGATATGTAAAAAGAAATGTTATATTTGATGACAATTCTGATATCTTAGATGAATGTACTGTGTTTATAGTACCATCAATAAACATGCTATTACCGTTTGAGGATCTTGTACCAAATCCAAAACCAGGTAGCTTAATTGGTATTTGTGGTGATAGTAATACAATGCAAAAGAGATATGGTAATGCAATTTTTAATGTTGATGATCTGAAATCTCAAACAAATTTTTCTAAAGAATTGCACACATATCAAGAAACAATAACTATGACAGAATCTTGGCCACCAATTAAAACATCAGTTTTGGTAGCTCAAGTCTAAATAGATTTTGTGCGATTCTAAGCTATACCATGAATGACAACAGTATAGCTGGAGGATGCCTAATATGGCTGAAAATAAAGAAGAAACCGCAGCGCAGGTACCTGCTCTTACACAAGAACAGACTACGCTGTCAATGGCACATTCATTTTTTGTTACAAAAATATCGATTATATCTCTTGCATCAATCATGGTATCTGTGGTTGGTGTTTTGTTAATTAGCATTTTTCATCCAGATGTTGATAATAACAAAATTTTTGAAATTCTCGGACCTGCATTTCAAACCGTAGTCGGTTGTTTTGTTGGAATGGTATCTGCGAATTTCATAAGGAAATAATATTATGGACCAGCTCCTTAATATAGTCAAGACGGTTGCACCAACTATCGCAACTGCGATGGGTGGACCTCTTGCAGGTATGGCAGTTCGCACCTTATCCGAGACATTGCTTGGTAAGCCTGACGGTACGCAAGAGGAGCTGGCCGCGGCGGCAGCGGCTGCAACACCAGATCAATTACTTGCGCTAAAAAATGCTGAAAATAATTTTAAGCTTGAAATGAAAAAGCTTGATGTCGATTTAGAGCGTATTAGCGCAGGTGATCGTGATAGTGCTCGTCAGATGGCAATGCAAAATCCAAGAGATTGGACACCAAGGGCTTTGGCAGGTGTTATTACAGTTGG